TGACCCGCAACGTCATGCGTATGACCATGAATGGGATGCGTCAAGCGGCTGCCCAGCGCATCGTCATGGAATATGCAACCCGTGACAAAAACGGCAAAATCATGATGTTCCCCAAAGCCGAGCAGGAGCGGGGAAGATTTGATTTTGTGGTTAATGGTCAGCGCGTAGTGGTGGAAATACAAGACCCACTCATTGCGGAATCTATCTTTGGGATGGAGAGTTTGGATATCGCTGTGCTCAAGCCGCTGGCAGCGGTGGCTAATTTGACGCGCCGCACAATTACTTTGTCGGGCGTGTTCCAACTCAAGCAGGTGTTCAAGGATGCGCCCACAGCCGCACTCGTTACCGGCGTTAGACGCCCACTGATGCTGATTGGCGGCGTGTACAAAGGTTTAATAACCAGCTTGCTTAATACAGATCCAACAGTGCAGATTCTGAAGTCGGCTGGTATTGGTGGCTTCCAAAGCGCCGCAAGAACGCCAGAGGCGGAGGTCAAGCGCCGCTTGGGAATTATGAACCGCAACGTCTTTGACTTTGTGATCAAAGGCTTGGATCATATCGGCGACTCCTCGGACATGGCCCAGCGTGTGGCTGTGTACAAGCGCGTCTTGGCAGAAACGGGCAATGAAACTCAAGCCTTGTATCAAGCGGCAAATGTGATCAACTTCTTGCATCACGGTTCTGGTCAGGTTGCACAGATTGTTACGCAGACTGTGCCGTTTGCCGGTGCTTATGCTAACTCGATAGATGTCTTGGTTCAAGCTTTAACGGGTGGTGGTCTAAAAGGCAGAAAGCGCAGTAATGCGTTCGCCCGTGTGTTAGCGACTGGCCTATTGTTAAGCGGCATTACTCTGCTGTACTGCTTCTTGGTTGGTGATGATGAAGAGTACAACCAGATGGACGATCAGACCAAGCTGCGGAACTTTATGATTCCGGGCACTAAGATTCTCTTGCCAATAAACACCAGTGCCGCCTATTTTTTCAAAGCTGCGCCTGAGATGTTTTACAACCAAATTATTAAAGAGGGCACAAAAAACGAGGTGGATGCGCGGCGTATGCGCACGGCACTGAAGGAGGCGGCCATCGATATGTTGCTCGGCCCTACCCCTGTGCCGTCTGGAGCCAAGCAGGCTTTGGAGATTGGCTTGAACAAAGACTTCTTCACAGGTCGGCCTGTTGTTCCTGAGTCCTTGGCTAAACTGGAGGCCGCTGAGCGCTACACAACAGAAACCAGTGAGGCAGGCAAATTCTTGTCCAGCTTAACGGGCACCAAAGAGAATCGTGTGTTGGATCCCCTCGAGGCTGATCACATTATCAGGGGCATCTTTGGCACGGCTGGCGCTATGGTTCAGTGGTTCTCCAACAGCATCGCCGTTGCCAGTGGTGAGCGCGCGGCCATGACCGACAAGCAGCAACCCATCACAGGCCCGTTCTTACGGGCAGATGTTGGTCGTCGCAATGAAGATCTGTTCTATGACTTTAAGGCCGAGGTGGACAAGCGGTACGGCACCTACGCCAAGATGCTGGAGCGGGAAGACGACAAGCAGGCCGATGCCTACGAAGAGAAGTACAGCGACATCCTAGACTTCTACAAAGATGTCAACAAGATAGACAGCGAGCTCAAAGAGATCAATGCTGAGATCCGTTACTACGGAGAAAGCAAGGATACCGGTATGACTCCAGTGCAGCGCCGCGAGGAAATCAAACTGCTACAGCTGGAGAAGCAAGAAATGCTGGACGACATCATTGAGATGCGTAAGGACGCTGGGCTATAAAAAAGGGGGGCCAAAACCCCCCTTAAACTTACCTTTGGCAACTGCATTAGCAGTCGCACCCATCATATGGGAAGGATTAAGATCGTGCAACCGCCGTCTTTTCTGACCTCTTGCCGGACGATGTGTAGCTCATCAATCTGGCTATCAGACTCGTAACACCCGGCATGCTCACAGGCATCGAGCAAAGCCTTGAGCACGTTATCTACATCCCGCTTTCTGCGATCTGGCGGGAACAGGGCGATATGCACTGCCAAGCGCCCCTCTAGGCCTACGATCCCCTGCGTGGCCGCCTCCTCTGCTACAGCCTGCCTAAACATTCGCCCCCGCTTGCTGATGTAGCGCATGTTGCCGCTCGACATCCAGTAGTGGTTGACGCTTGGGGGGTAGGGGAGTAACAGTTGTATGTGCATGCGCGAATCGTAACACTGCCCGTTCAAAAATGCAACACATGAATTTATATGGGTACAACCTGTTGACATGCGGATAAAAGTATTGCAGAATTTGTTTGTGTCTAACAACTTGGAGGAAACAGACATGATTTTGACCAACAAATTCAACATACCGCAGACGTTCGTGAATGTCGTCAAGCGGCCAACCTACAGCAAGGGCCGCGCTAATCTCAGCGTTACCCAGCTTATCAATAGCCCCAAGATTGTGGCGCTAACCCAGACGTATCAAGATGAATTGGAGGAGGACGTAGCCGACATGGTGTGGTCTATCTTTGGTTCAGCGGTGCATACCGTTTTGGAGCACGGGAAAGACGACAACCACATTGTTGAGGCTAGGCTGCATGCCCAGCTGGACGGCTGGCATATCAGCGGTGCCATTGACCTGCAAATAGAAACCCCCGAGGGCATACAGATCCGGGACTACAAGACCACCAGTGCATGGGCGACTATGAACGACAAGGTGGAGTGGGAGCAGCAGCTAAACATCTATGCGTGGCTGGTAGAAAAGGTGCGCAACGTCAAGGTGCTGGACTTGGGGATTGTGGCTATCGTCCGGGACTGGAACCGCCGGGATGCTGCCAATCGAGAGGGATATCCTGAAGCCCCCATCAAAGAGCTCCCCATCAAGCTGTGGTCTTACGAAGATCGTGAGGCCTTTGTCCTAGATCGTATAGCGCAGCATTCTGCCTGTGAATTTTCTATGGAAACCGGCGAGGCGTTGCCGCCCTGTACTCCTGAGCAGATGTGGGAGAAGCCTACTGTGTATGCGGTTCGCAAGAAAGGTGGGGTTCGAGCCAAGTCTTTGCATGAAACGTCAGAGGCGGCTGAAGAGGCGCTGGGTGGCTTAGGGAAAGATTACGAGCTGGATGTGAGGTTGGGTGAGCGGACTCGCTGTGCCAACTTTTGTTCAGTAAATCAGTGGTGCGTCCAATGGCGCGATTATCAAGCAAGGGAGGAGGCGTGAGCGGCCAACCCGATTACTCCATGAGGTTCACCAACCTTGATGGAGAGGTAATTGGCGAGCTGAACTTTAATGGTTGGGTAATGACATTTGATGGTAACGCTGAAGAGAGTGCCATTAAGTTTTTTCATCTTGTCTCGCAGATGTTTTCGCGGCGTCTGGACGAGGAATATCAACGCGGATTAACAGAAGGAAAGAAATGACAGTACATCGTAAATTAATGGAAGCCAGAATCCGGCTCCAATCCACAGAACTCAAGAAGTCTGGCCTCAACAAGTTTGCTGGCTACACCTACTTTGAGTTGGGTGACTTTATCCCTGCTATCCAGCAGATCTTCTATGACATTGGCTTGTGCGGGATTGTTAGCTTCAGGGCTGACTATGCCGAGCTAGCGATCTATGACACTGAAGACGGAACAATGGTGATGATCACCTCCCCAATGGCCGAGGCTAACCTCAAGGGGGCTCATCCCATCCAAAATCTTGGCGCTACCGAGTCTTACCAACGACGCTATCTGTGGATGACTGCCATGGAGATCGTAGAGCATGATGTGATTGATTCAACTGCGGGCGCTGATACCCCCAAACAGGCGGCACGTCCAGTAGCTGCACCTTCTGCACCACCCTTAGCCAAGCCAAGACCTCCAGCCATCATTGAGGGCGACGAGGGCGAGTGGACGATGAAAGTAACACTGGGCCCGGACGGTTCGGTCGAGGACTGGTTGGCTACGGTGGATAAGGCGGCGAGCTTGGCCTTGCAATACACACAAACCAAAGATGATGTTATGAAAATATTCAGGAAAAACAAGCAGCTGTTTGATGTTGTCAAGAAAACCGATGCGGATTTCTTTACAGAGTTGATGGCTAAATTCACCACAGTTAAAAATAAATTTACGGAGCAAGCATGAGCACATACATCCCCAAACCCAACACTGGCACTTTGTGGCCCAACGATTACAAACGCACAGAGCAGCACCCTGACAAGCGCGGTGATCTAGTCCTTGACAGAGAGTTCCTGCGTCAAATGTTGACCAAGACCACGGGGCAGTCCACTGTGACGCTTCAAATCTCGGGCTGGGCCAAGTTGATTAATGGTAAGGACTGCCTGTCTATGCAGGCTTCGGAGCCTTATGTGAAGCCCGACACCGCTGTGCAGGCTGCACCCCGCGCAGCGCCACGCCCAGCTCCTGTGGATGACTCGGACGTCCCTTTTTAGAGATGGTCGTCATGAAAACTTTGCAATTTGAAGCCATTAAGTTGGCGATCAAACAAGACAAGGAGGGGTATGTGCTAACGCTGCGCATGCACCCTGACGAAATCCCCGAAGAGTTGCTGCGCGACTTTGTAGGGGCCCGGTATCAATGTGTCATGGTCAGGCTTAATGCGGTGGACAAGCCTTTGATTCGTGAGCAAGAGTATGCCGGTGATCAGTACGTCTCTAAGGCTGGAGCCCTATGTCGCAACCCGGCATTTTGGCAATATTTGATTGATGACTTGCAGATCATGAATGCCTTAGAAGATGAGGCGGCTGAGTGGCTGCGGAACTATTTGGGCATTCAGTCACGCGCCGAGTTAAAAACCAATGAGCAGGCCCGCAATCGGTTGAACACAATTTATGAGGAGTTTCTTAAATGGAATCACGCAAGTTAATACCGTATTCGGTTTACCTTCCGCCGGAATATTACGAGCGGATTAAGGAGGCAGCGCAGCACAGGCAGGCCTCTGCTTTAGTTAGGGATGCGATTGTGATGATGCTGGATGGCGGAGATGTTTATAAAAGTGGCTACAACAAAGCCATCCGCGATGCAGCCAAAGTTATCTATGACTGCAAAGAGGCTCAAATGGTTGCGGTTCGTGGCCGCGATCTAGGGGCCCTTCTGAATGAACAGATCAATGAGTTGCTGAAGTGAGAAAGCGTTCAAGTTACAAGCCAAAGCCGCAGCTGCTTGATCCATTGGCGTGGGTCTTGAACGGACTCAAGCCGGTGGCAGAGGCTGGCATGGTGGATGTGCAGATCAAAACCCACAATGCTATCGAGGCACTGTCTCGGCTTGGGGTGGCCGCGTCTTACAAAGACGATATCAGGGCTGCGCAGGACGCACTCTACGCCGTTGCAAAGCGTGGGGCGGATGCCGGGTATAGGTTTGTACCGAAGGCTGCGGAACTGAACGCCATCAATCTTGGGATGGAGATACACGACGCCCAAATTGAAGTGACGTCTATTGCCACGATGGAACGGGCTATGGGCCTTGTCCTTGATGACCTTAAAAAGAAACGTATGAGAGTAATTTTGGAGAAAACAACATGAGCAAGATAAGAATTCAGCTAGTTGAAGACGAAGAAACCCCAACAGTGTTCGAGCGGTTTTGGGACAACCTGATGACGTTTGTTAAGTGTGTAGGGGTCTTTGCCGCCATCTGCTTTGCCATTGGCTACTTCAGCAACACCGAGGCACAGACCAAACAATGCGAACCCACTAAAACCGTATTAGCAAGGAGTATATTCAAATGAACCAAGAACTAATGGACATGGCTAGAAAGGCTGGCATTACGATGAGCAGTCAATATGGCGTTCAATGGGAAGCAAACACAGGAGACCTAGAAGCCTTTGCCGCCCTAGTCGAAGCAGCCGAGCGTGAGGCGTGTGCGAAGGTGTGTGAAGAATGGGGCGGCTTTAAAGATGGATATAGCTGTGCAACAATAATCAGAGCAAGAGGAGAAACAGAATGAACCACTTGAAAAACGTATGGGAATGGTTGAAAGACCACTACACGATGCCGACACCTGCCGAACTCATTGCAGAGGAACTGATACAAGCGCAGCGCACTAAGTTGCGCCATCAGTCAAGCATGGAGTACCACACCGCAATCGTGGCCTACAACGTGGCACGGATTAAACGCTTGGAGTCTTTGACTGCCAAGCAGGAGGTGGTGGAATGAAAGACGAAGACGATGACATTCAAGTCTACCAACGCCCTTGGGTTGGGCTGACGGATGAGGAGGTCAGCAATATTATTGATGACGTAATTGGCTTTAACAGTTGCTGGGGGCCGGAGACAGACTTTGCCCGTGCAATCGAAGCCAAACTAAAGGAGAAGAACACATGATACCGATAGCATGGTACGACCCAACTAACGGCGCGGTCAGTACAGACAAAGACAGCCCTTTGTTTACACCGCTTGGTCAGGTTTTGCCTTTGTATCCAGAGCGTGAGTGGGTAGGGCTGACTCAGGCGCAATTCTTGGAGGCTGCACGGCTTGCCGAGCATGGTAATTATTTAGTTGCGTTTAAGCGTATTCAAGAATGGCTAAAGGAACAGAACACATGACACAAGAAGACATTCAAAAAGCATGGAACCTAATGTCCACGCATAACAGTGAGTTGATGCTGGAGAACGAGCGTTTAAAACAGCAGCTTATGCAGCGGAGTCTGTGGTACGCGCTTAAACGTGCAATCAATATTTGGAGAGGAAAGAACACATGACATGGCCTTTCCCACCAGCCACCGGAGCCGTTCCTTGGACTAAGCAACAAGAGAAGGCATATCAACAACAGAAGCAAGAGCAACGGCCTAGTGCGCCGTTCTAAGGAGAACACATGAAAGGTAACGGCTACGAAAATCACTATCGTTCCATAGCTCCCCCAAAGGAAGGTCTGCGGGTTCAAGGGTCAAACTTAACCAAGCTTGCAAGAAACAAATCAAAGTTACCGTTTAACTGCGACCACTGCGGTTTGGCATACGAGACGTATGCTTGTTGGGCAAAGCGTTACTCAAATCACTACTGTTCGAGGGCTTGCGCTAGCGCGGCAAAGATCATTAGATTCCCAAAAGATTGCGTGATATGCGGAACTGAGATGCTGATAAAGCCATCAGATTACCCAAAGGTGTTTACTTGCTCAACGCCTTGTATGCGCAGGAAGCGGGTAACAAACAACGTCAACACACGTACTTCTCCTGATTACATGGCTATCGCTAAGCGTCTAAAAAAAGACGCATTATGCAAGTCATGCGGAACAACCAACGGCCCGTGGGTAGTACGAGGGGTTAGATTGTGGGTTGAAGATGGTCTTGCTTGCGCGGATGGTAGCGAAGCTTATTTGGTGTGTAGGCACTGCCACCTAAAGTCAGTGGCTCCCCTATCAACTGCTTCAGCTTACATGTCAGATCGGTTTAAATACTACAAGGAGAAGAACACATGCTAGTCCGCAAGGTCAGGGGTCAAAACAAAATCGGCAAAATCATAATGAGCGTATCTGAAGTAGCCATAGTTAAGAGGTTGGGCGTACCCATTGAACTGTTTATCAAAGAGCGGCTTGCCCGTATAGCTAAGGAACGTAGATGGAAATGGTATTTTATTAAGGAGAACACATGACTTGGCCTTTCCCACAGAATTACGTACCTATGAAGGAACCATTAGGATCAACTCTTGAAGAGATGATGGAACAAGGTGAAACTAGGTTGCTCAATGGTAGAGAAATTATTTTGGGGTATACAGACAAACGGAAACGTATTGGTTGGGTTTGGAAAGACACTGGCCTACCAGCATCTATGGAGAACACATGATTGAAGTAAATGACATCGTACAAGTAGACCCCAACTTTGAAACTTTTGGGGCTTGCATGGTAGTAGTAACAGAGATTAAGGATTGGGGTATCCAAGGTTACGTTCAATCTGCTGGCGTTGCTGGTCAACAATACATTCGTTTAAACACCGAACAGTTTGAACCAACAGGCGGGAAAGCCATGTGGGTAGCACAATGACTGGAGAAGCATTGAAACAAATTGTTGACCTTTTGCAACCAGTTGCAGCACTTGCAGGCGGAACACCTTTTGAACATTCAGAGGTTATCCAGAGGTGTGTGGACGCATCAGAGATTGCATTGGAAGCCTTGGCACAGCCAACATCAGGAGAATACGCTCTTGGCTATGTGGAGGGGTTTAATGATGCCTGTAAGCCAGCACAGCAATGCTTAGACTGCGGTTCAAACAATATCGGCATTCCCGCAACTTATGACAGCCTGATTAATTCAGTAAAAACATCACAGGAAAAAACATGAAATATAAGACTGGAAAACAATGTACCGAAACCAAAAACTTTTAGAAGCTGTTAGAGCTAGCCCGTGTCAGAATTGCGGGACAAGTGATGGCACCGTGGTGGCCGCCCACAGCAACCAGCTCCGGGATGGCAAGGGGCGTGGTCTTAAGGCGCACGACTTTCGGATAGCTGCTATGTGTTACAAGTGCCATATGGAGCTCGACCAAGGCAGATCTATGTCCAAACAAGAGCGGCAAGAGCAGTGGGATGAGGCCCATCGCAAAACCATCGGATGGCTTTTTGAAAATAACATTTTAAAATTATGAACCCATTTCAAATTACCGGGCCCACTTGCATTAGCTTTAGCGGTGGCCGCACCAGTGCTTACATGCTTTGGAGGGTGTTGCAAAGCAATGGCGGTAAGCTGCCAGACGAGACCGTTGTTTGTTTTCAAAACACCGGCAAAGAACGCGAGGAAACTTTAGAGTTTGTGCGCGACTGCTCCAAAAACTGGGATGTTCCGATCACTTGGTTGGAGTTCACTGACAGCGAAACACAATTTAAGGTTGTGGATTTTGACTCAGCCAGCAGAAATGGTGAGCCGTTTGAAGCCTTAATCCGCAAGAGAAAATACTTACCTAATCCTATGGTTCGCTTTTGCACTGTTGAATTAAAAGTTAGAACAGGGCATCGGTACTTAAAATCCATTGGATGGACTGAGTGGGACTCCATGCTCGGCATCAGGGCGGATGAAGAGCGCAGGCTAGCCAAGATTGGAAATCAAGACTATGGCAAGCATGAAGAAAAGGTAGCCCCACTAGGTAGGGCTGGGATCACCAAGAGCGATGTAGGCCAGTTCTGGCGCGAACAATCGTTTGATCTGATGCTGCCAAATGTCAATGGCGAAACACCTTGGGGTAATTGCGATCTTTGCTTTCTTAAAAGCGGAGCCAAGGTTGCCAGCTTGATTGCTCAAGAACCAGATCGAGCCGTGTGGTGGGCCCGTATGGAGACCATAGCCACACCATCCAAACCCGGCGGCTTCTATTTCAGAACAGACCGCCCCAGCTACGCGCAAATGCTGAAGTTCAGCCAAGACCAGCGTGATATGTTCGACCCCAATGAAGAAACCATCTCTTGTTTTTGCGGAGAGTAACAGCTGTTACACTGACCCAAGGGAAAACACCTACCTTTAATTTTTGTGTAAAGGTATTTACAAGCCCGCAAATTCGTTATACTAGCAGTGCAAGGCGTGGAAGCCGAAAGAGCCGTTAGTGAAATCCCGACCCCGCATGGGGTGGCCTCCGATCCAAAAGATTGGTGGTTCTTCCACCGGGGTTTCACTAACGGTTTTTTTGTCTCCGCATTTTGTCGTACCCCGCACGCAGCAGCGCACCTGAATCGGTGGCCCGGGAGAAAAGACACGGCAAACTAGACACCCCGGTTTGCTGTACCAGCCTGTCAACGAGGGACTGGTGTAGTCGGTAGGACAAGGGTGGAGTACCAAGCCTACCGATGAATGAATCGTTGCCTCCGGGGGACTGGGGCTGGGCCTTTTGCCTAGCTTGGGTCGTGGGTGGTAATCCACCCCTTGGGGAACCTCAAGAAGCCAATATAACAGTTGCATTCTTTGGGATTCATGTGTTACATTGGTTATTTTCAACAACGGAGTACGAATAATGATTAAAACTTTAAATTTGGCAGTGTTACGCATTGATGGAAACACGCAAGCCCGCGTGGCTTTGTCTCAAGAGAAGGTTCAGGAATACGCAGCCTTGATGGAGGACGGAGAAGAGTTCCGCCCGGTAGATGCTTTCTTTGACGGCAGCGACTACTGGTTAGGGGACGGCTTTCACAGGTACTTTGCCACCAAGGCCAACAAGAAAACCTCGATTTCAGTCACCATTCACACCGGCACCTTGGAAGATGCGCAGTTATTTGCACTTTCCGCCAACAAAGGGCACGGGTTGCACATGACGGCCATCGACATTCGGCATTGCATTGTCCGCATGATTGAGCATCCGGTTTGGGGTGGCTGGACAAATGCGGCCATCGCCAAGCATATAGGCACCTCCAAAATGACTGTGGGCCGGGTTAAAGCCGCTATGACTGCGCCGGAAGAGCCGGCAGAAAAGAAGTATGTCAACAAGCATGGGCAAGAGGCCACCATCGACACGACCAACCTTGGCCGCAAAGCCAAGCCGGTAGTCGCGCCCGAGCCCGAGGAAAATGATCAGGCTGCGGAGCTCGCCGACACAATCAATCATTTGGCCGAAGAGAATCAGAAGCTGAAGGATGCCATCGCCATCGGGGCATGGGACGCGACTGACATGGAAAAAGAGGATGCCCAAGAGACAATCACGGCCCTGCGGGAGCAGATCCGGGTGCTTGAGATTGAAGTTAAGACATTGCGCGAGAGCCGTGATATGTTTCAGAACCGCAATGCCGAGATGATGCGGACAGTCAAAAGCTTGCAAGCCAAGTTGAAAAAACTGGGTCAATAGACCCAACCCCACGCCGGAGGGATTCCGGTAGTACAGGAGATCTTGATGCAATTGAATTTGAGAGAACATCAATCCGCTGTGATTGATGCATTACGAGAGGGTTTTAAGCAGGGATACAGATCGCAATTGCTGTACGCCCCCACGGGGTTCGGTAAAACTGAGGTGGCTATT